ACCGCTAACATGCGCGACACATTATTATTTACCTCTGCAATTTTTTCAATAGCAGAATCCAACTTCGTGACAACTGCCTCAAAGTTTTGAAGTTTTTCTTCTAGAACTGCAACCTTAATTTGCTCAGCCATTTTGACGCCAAGTTCTGCGAGTGCCGTATCTACCTACAGGTGTTGGTTTTCTTTTTTTCTTCTTAGTAAAGACTGGAGGATCTTCTCCAGGTGCTGCACCAGCGATCTTGCCATCACCAACATTATTAGTAGGAGCACCAACAGCTCCCGCACCCATCATTTCTCTAAAGAGATGTAAAAAATTTTCTACTGATTTACTGCTCATTGTGAAAAGAAATAAGTTCTCTTAGACAATTATCATCCATTTCCAAATCATGAATATAAGTATGAGGAAACTCTGGTAACTTACCTAAAAACACTACAAATGTTTTTAAACAACTTCTAAGATCCTGCTCATCTATTTTGTAAAATAACATCGGTGTTGTTGCTTCACCAAATATATTATATAAAACAATGAAATGATTAAGAAGAAGATGTACTTTCAATTCACCAGTTGACTTATACCTTTTAAGTAACCGCTTGATATATTTAAAATGATTTAGATCCTTATCAAAGTCTTCTCTAGTTACTGCCTGAGGATTTTCATAATTCTTAATGGCAAAGAGGAGAAAGTTCTCCGAATTCAATTCATGAAATAACATCCCTTATCAGTTCGCATTAACAATATTAGGATAACTAGGAGCATTACCAGTAGAAATACCGGACATAGCACAAAGAATCTCTTTCTTGACTCTCAGATTACCAGCATTATCTGTATAAGTAGTAACACCAACCCAGCCTACACCAGTCTCATAAACGGTTCCTGATGCATCTGCAGAACCTGCTGCAGCGACTCCATAGTTGATAGAGGAATATGCAGTGTTTCTCTCACTGTAGTGTCCGTCAATAGCAAACTTAGGAAGTTGAGAAGCAGTGTAAGAAGTGGCAGCAATGGCAGCACCACTAAGTCCTGCAGTTGATGCGATTGTTAGTTGAGATGTACTAGCAATACTTACAACAACAGCATCACCGAAATATGTGCCGGGTTTCTCAAGTGATCCAAAACGAATCACATCACCTTCTTGAATTTTGCCACTTTCACCAAATCCAGAATTACTACCCGTCACAACTCTGGTAGAGTAATTCAGGGAGACAGTTCCATGTGCAGTAATATTATCGTTATTGCCCCAGAGTGCCATGTCTTACGTCCGATAGTTTAATTGCTATAAGATATTTATAAATTCACTCTTCTCTCGTTTTGATTGATTTGGTGACAACTTCAAGAAGTTTATCATCCATATCAGTCTTGGTTAACTTAACCGCTTTAGCAAGGATAACAAGACAGATCTCAACCAACTTCTCACCGAGTTCTTCATTTTCCGGAATCTTTGCGACTGCATCTGAAATAATTTTTGATGCTAATGGGAGTAAAAATGCAAACATGATGAACCTCAATACTACATTCTATATATCAATTATCGGGTGTGAAAGATCCTTTATTGAATGTTCCCATCTTGCCTTTATGATATCCACGCATTCCTGTTGATTTAGATCTTACTTTCTCTACATCCTGTACAAATTTACCAAACTTTTTACGCTTATCATCTTTGGCAAATTTCTTTTTCTCAGCATCATATCTCTTAATTTTTTCTGCCCTTCCAGAATCAGAACCACTATAGATTTCGTTTACCTTTTTCTTTTTTCCTTGACAATGTGCTTTTTGAGAGAATCCTTTGGGGTTATTGCAATTGATTGATTTCTTATACTTATCACTCCATCCTTCATTCATTTTTTTAGTTTTCTTTTTCATCGCATTGATATACTTTCTGTAGACTGCTGCCTCAGAAGTCTTACCCATCTCTCTTGCTCTTTGCTCCATAGCAACTGCTGCTTGAATTTTGTGAGCATGAGATCTTGATGACTTACGAATCTTAGAAACAGATGCTTTTGCAGTTGCAACATCCTTGAACCCTAAACCATGAATGGTTCCTTTAGGATTCTCATCAGTATAAAGATCAGAGTGTTTCTTAGAATTTGCAGGTTGTCCTTTTTTTCTAGGAATACGAGGGTTAGATTCCTCTTTAGCAACTACTTTCTCAGGAAGTTTCTTGTGCTTTGTTGATGCAAAATCTTTTACATGTTTTTTCTTCATCTCAGCAGCTGCCTTTGCAGTCTCAGGAGTAGTAGGTGCCATCTCACCTTTCTGGATGGCACGAACTATTCCAAAGAAACGCTGCTGCTTTTTAGATACTGCAGACATCAGTCACTACTTCCCATTCTGGGTTTGCCGACTGCATCAGTCATCTTCTGAGCATCTGTTCTGGTGTCCTTTTTAGGAGCAACTTTTGGAACATTACCCATTGCTTTTTTGTTTGCTGCTTTCTTCTGCTCAGGACTCATTTTATTATACTTCTGAGAGATCTTCATCTGCTGATCAACAGATAATTCCTTCTCTTGAAGTTCATTTTGTTCTGTGACACCAGTCTCTTTATCTTGACGACGTTGAGTACCCGTTGCTTTCATTGTGCGAGATTTCAAACTCACACCTTTTTTATTCTCAGCTTTTTTAGTTGGACGGGGAGACTGAGGTTTAGAAGGATCTGCTGCCATACTAAACTTTTCATCAACAATCTCTTCACTCATGCGCTTTGCAACAGCGAGTGCTCCTTGCTTGATTCTATCTTTGATACTTTTCTTTGCAACTTTAGGAGCATCAGTTACTCTTTTCTTAGCAGTGGAGAGAGCAGACTTAACTTTGTCTTTTGCAGCAGAACCAGCAAATGCAACATCTGTTGCTGTATTCACCGCTTTCTTTTTCATATTGCTAGCGACTTCACCTGCCTTTCTCTTCATGAATCTAAGGCGTCCTTTCGCCTTCTTCATCATCTCTGCTCTTTTGATCTTACCAGCAGCTGCTTTAGATGACTTCACAGCAGAGTCATAGTAACTATCACTTACTTCGTTAAGTTGCTCAGTCAGAGCAAACTCAATCGCATCCTCAACATCTTCCTCAGAGTATCCCTCTTCAATCAGTTCGTCATATACACTCTGAACGATTTCATCAAATTCATGATCTTCGATCTCTTCGATCAAAGTGCCACCAATCTCTTCAATTGCTTCACCAAGTTTAGGGTTAATCTTAACCTTATTGTTTACCTTCTTCTCTTTGATGGGTTTATCTGCTTCAGTCTCATCCATCACTTCAATAAGTCCCTGCTCTTGAAGATCTGCTCTCCAATCAGAAAATTCTTCTTTTGCAGCGATTGCCTTACCAATCTTCTTACGGCGGTTCATCAGATACTTATCAGTCTTATCTTTTTTACCATCATTATTGATATCACCATCTTCTTTTCCTACAGGATCAAGTCCTTCTTTATAATTATCTCTTGCTTTCTCATCACCCATCTTAGCAAAACGCTCTTTCTCTTTCTGACGGGAGATAGCAGACACAATCTTATTAGACTTATTCAATGCATCTTCTTTCTTCTTACCTTTAGAAGCAAGTCCTGTGCGAGCAAGATTGCCAGCACGACGATACATTTTATTTTCTTTGGATCGATCAATCTCTTTGTAACCTTCCTCTGTTGTTTCTTGGGAAGCTACTTTATCCAGATATACCTTTGAAATGTCATTCAAAGGATTCTTACCGATTCCATCAGACATGGTAATACTACTTACTTCTTTACCTTGTACTTATTTATGAAATTCTTGATACTAGTAGTACCTGTTGCTGCCATGGCATTCTTAAGGTATCCACCAGTTCCATCTAAAGTATTAGGTTTGCCAGGAGTTCTCATCCGACGCTCCATGGTTTTCTCATCATACTCCATGACATCACGAATCCATGACTTGAACATATAATCTTCTTTTGTCAAACAGATAAGATGATTAGTTCCTCTACGGATGATCTTACCAATCAATCCAGTGTTCAGGTTCTCTACAATATCACCAATCCTATAAATCAATCCATTTACATACTGCTCACGAAGTCCCTTTGCATCAAACTTTGGAGCAATCTCCCACATCTCAGCAGTAACTTTCTCTTTCTTCTTAATCTTCATTCCATCAGCAACAGCATCAAATAATGATTTAGCTTGTGAATCTGTTACTAATTTAGGAAGTCCCTTCTTAAAGGAATCCATGTCACCATCCACAACTGCTTTCCTCATCTTGGAAGCAGACATCCCCTCAACACCTTCAGCGTCTGCATCTCTTGCACCAGCAGAGATTACTTTGATTTCGCTAAAGTTGTAGAGTTCGCCATTATATTTTTGTGCAAGGTTTTCAAACTCCGCTTGACGATCTGAACCGACGATTATATTAACCTTATCAAAATCTCTATCAGCACTCTGAAGTACATTAAATATAGATCTCATTTCATCATCGTTAATAATGTTCTCCTTAAAGTCAGGAAACATTTTTCTCATGAAGTTAACCTTCTTATCAGGATCAAGAGGGTTCTTCTTCTTATCTTGAGTTCTCGAAGGGAATATCCTTAATGTACCATTAGCGGCAACTTTCTTTGCCATCTTCAGTAACTTCTCATGTCCAACAGTGGGTGGATTGAATCTACCAAAAGCAAGAGTAAGAGTATCGCTTCCTACAACTTTCTCTGATTCCTCTCCACCTTTCTTCTTTTCTTTCTGTGGAGCTTTGTCCACAGACATTGTTTTGGTTTTGAGTTTAGGTTCTACCTTTTTTGTATTAGGAGTCTGATCTGGATCTCTTCCAGGTTTTTGGTTTTTGTTAAAAAACTCTAATTTACCACCAACAGTTTTAGCGACGAACTCGCCGGATCGATCTAACCATCCGCCGTGTCCATCGCCTTTCAAACCAAGTTTTCTCGCCTGTGCAGCAGCTTCTGTTTCTGCCTCACTAAGGAACTGAAAGAAACTTTTCATCTATATGATTTTTTCCTATATGTTATTTATTAGAGTTTGCCCCCAACAATAGAAGATCCAATCACACGACTATAATCATCAAGAGTTCCGTCGATTTCACACTTAAGATGCCACCTAGTCATACTAATTACATCTTCTTTTTTCAATCCGGTAAGCATTTTTCTTCCCTGAACTGTCATAGTACTGTGAAGTCCGTAGCGTGTTTCCCACACATAGAATGCTTCATCAATCAGTTCCGATCCTTCTGGAATTTTAATTTCTTGATCAGTCTGTGCTTGATTCGTCATTTTCCTCCTTTTTGTTGAATCCAAATGGGCCTTCTTTCTTTTCTAATGCAAGTTTCAATGCAACACCACCAACTGCTTCCATAACTCTCAAGATGTCTTCTGCCTTAGCATCTTCTCCAAGTTCTTTAGAAACATACCAATACTTAGGCCAAAATGTTTCTCCTGCTTTTTGATAATCTTCAAGTGTTAATAATTTCATTTGTTACTCTCCTCAAAGTCACGTTCAATTTCTTTATCTAACATGCTGATTACTTCTCTAAGCAATACGACACGAGTGGAGGGAAAATCGTAAGAATCATCTTTAGTATGTAGGAACAAGGCATATCCTAAGGCATTTGCTTGTTCAGAAGTGAGTTCAAGATTAATCATATCTCACCCTCCATTCTTTTAATTTGTTCTGTAAGATCTCGTAGAATTTTTTCTCTAGTGTAGGAACCGCTCTTCTCTTTACGAAGATTCATTTCAGTTTCTACTTTTTCAGTGATGGAAGCATGACGACGAATCTCTCCACCCATAGACATTTGGTTTTTAGTTTGATCCATGCAAAACTTCAGTTGCATGAGTTCCATATCATCAAATTCAATCACAGATCTCCCTCCTTACGGTTTTCAGAATAGTATGCATCAAAAGTGCCTTCAGGATATCGAGCACCAAGTTTCTCAACATTCATATCAAGAATCTCATCAAAGTTTGTATCAAGTGCCATAAATGCTTGAGCAAGATACCAGCAGATATCGCCAAGCTCACGCTTCATATGAAACACATTCTCTTCATTGTAAGGTTTACCTTGAAAGAGAATCTTTTTTACAACTTCAGTAAACTCACCAGACTCAGCAGTCAACCCAAGTGCAGCAGTAAGAAGTTGTGTTGTGTTGGTTCCGGTTACTTCAAGTTCTGCAAGACGTGATGCCATAGCACCGTATTCCAGACTGGGTTCGCTGGTGGTTTGCTTAACAAAATCAACGTAGTTGTTCATAATTTTTAGTCGTGAAAATCGGGAATAAATGGTTCTTGAGAATTTTCGGGAAGTGATATTTCTCTCCAACTACCACCAACACCACCATCCATATTGACAACAATATCAGTAGTAGGAAGTTGATATGAAGTGTTCACATCAATATCAGTAGCAGAAATTTGATATGAAGTGTTCACATCAATTATATCACCCGGAAGAGGATTAAAGGTGTAGTAATGTCCGTCCCAAGTTTTGTTTCGACTATGAATAAGAAAGAGAGCATCCCTTTCAGATCCACAGTCAGCAATTTTTTTACTGTCTGGATTAAATACAGAATAATAACCGTTCATAATTTTACCACATAACAAAATTTTTGTCTCTGGTAAACCACATTGCTAATGTGTATCTCATACCTTTCTCGATCATTTTTACTCCATGAGGATAATCTGATGGAAAGACTATTACCTTTCCTTTTTTAGGTTTGCAGACGTAATCATGATCTGGCAAAAAAGTTTCTCCTCCA